TGTAATTGATGAAAATGCGGACTTGACAAACGAAACTATTTCTGTTACAATAACTAGTACAAATTTGATAGCAGAAATGAAATTCACTATAAGATGTAAACAAAGTAACATAATCTAAATGTTCAACTTTAAAAAGTATGAAGATAGATTAGCCTCCTGGAGTAGTTTTCGCGAAGTTTTAGAAACAAGCAAAGATCCAATCCAAGAAGCTATAGACTATTACGATAGTGCTCCTAGGGTAAGTATAAACACCGATCCTTGGGACCAGAAGACTTGGCCTACACCTTGGGAATTAGTTGCTGAAAATCAATATTGTAATTTTTGCATACTACTAGGGGTGTGCTATTCTTTACAGTTAACTAAACGTTTTACTGGTAAAGAGTTTGAGATATATATTGGTACAAACATTGAAAAATCAAAAACAATGTACGTGCTGCAAATAGGAAGTGATGTTGTTACCGTAGAACAAAACGGAAATGACGTTAAAAAACAAACAAATAGTTTATACAAAATAACTGTCGAAAAACATTATACGATGTCTAAGCTACACTAAATATAAAATTAGAAAGAGGTAAAAATGTCAAACGGAATAAACATCAACATTGTCAAACGCACGGGTCAAAAAGAAGAACTTAATATAGACAAAATTCATAAGGTAGTAGAATTTGCGTGTGAAGGACTAGCTGGTGTTAGTAGTAGTCTAATTGAAATGAATGCAAACATCCAATTCTATGACGGAATGAGTACAGATGAAATACAAGAAATATTAATCAAAAGTGCTAACGACCTCATTAGTTTAGATACACCTAATTATCAATATGCAGCGGCAAGATTGTTATCTTATGCAGTATATAAACAAGTATTTGGCGGCTACGATAAGATTATTCCTCTAAAGGAAATGATTGAGCTTAACATTAAACGAGGTATCTATGATGAAGCAATTTTAGATTCTTACGATGATGAAGAACTTGCTAGATTAGATTCATACATGCATCACAAACGCGATGAGAACTTTACCTATGCCGGACTTCGTCAAGTAGTTGACAAGTACCTTGTTCAAGATAGAAGCACCGGAAGCCTTTTTGAAACACCACAGTATATGTATATGATGATAGCCGCAACTCTGTTTGCTAACTATCCTAAAGAGGACAGATTATATTATGTAAGGAGATACTACGATGCGACCTCACTATTTAAAATCAATATCCCAACGCCGGTCATGGCCGGAGTGCGTACTCCAGTTAGGCAGTTTGCCTCTTGTGTGCTTGTTGACAGTAACGACACGCTCGATTCGATCTTTGCGTCGGACATGTCCATCGGTAGATACACAGCTCAAAGAGCTGGTATCGGTATTAACGCAGGACGTATCCGAGGAGTCAATGCAAAAATCCGAGGAGGAGAAGTTGCACACACAGGAATAATCCCGTTCCTAAAAAAGTTTGAAGCAACGGTACGTTGTTGCACACAAAATGGTGTACGTGGCGGATCGGCTACTACACACTTCCCGTTTTGGCATCAAGAGATTGAAGACATTCTAGTACTGAAAAATAACAAAGGCACAGAAGACAATCGTGTGCGTAAGTTAGATTATTCAATTCAACTTAATAAAACAATGTATGAAAGATTACTAGCTGGTGGAGAAATAACTCTTTTCTCTCCACATGATGTGCCCGGACTATACGAAGCATACTTTGGTGACCCAGATGCTTTCAAAGAGTTGTATGAAAAATATGAACGTGCAACAAGTATCAAAAAGAAAGTTATTCCAGCAATGGAATTGTTTAGTGCATTAATCAAAGAACGTGCAGAAACAGGACGTATCTATATCATGAATGTTGATCATTGTAATACACACAGCTCATTTAAAGATACTGTGTATATGAGCAACTTGTGCCAGGAGATTACACTTCCTACCAAACCTTTAGAACATATTGACGACGAAGAAGGCGAAATTGCATTGTGTATTCTTAGTGCAATCAATGTAGGCATACTTAAAGATATTGATGATCTAGAAGAACTATGCGAATTAGCAGTACGGGCATTAGAAGAAATTATTGATTACCAAAAGTATCCTATCAGGGCGGCTGAAATCAGCACAAAAGCAAGACGTTCGCTTGGTGTTGGCTACATAGGACTCGCACATTATCTTGCAAAGAATCATGTAAAATACGAAGATAAAGAAGCCTGGAAACTTGTACACGATCTAAGTGAAGCATTTCAGTACTACTTGTTAAAAGCAAGTAATAAATTAGCTCAAGAACGCGGTGCATGTGATTATTTTGACCGCACTAAATACAGCGAGGGCATTCTTCCTATCGATACTTATAAAAATGATGTTGATACGATTGTAAAGAACAAGTTAAACTATGATTGGAAAACTCTTAGATCTGACATTCAAAAATACGGGCTACGGCACAGCACATTGTCCGCACAAATGCCTTCAGAGAGCAGTTCCGTTGTGTCGAACGCAACAAATGGAATCGAGCCACCTAGAGGATACTTGTCCGTTAAGAAGTCAAAGAAAGGGCCTCTTAAGCAGATTGTTCCACAGTATAACACATTGAAGAATCATTACACACTATTATGGGATATGCCTAGCAATGAAGGCTATATAAACGTTGTTGCTGTAATGCAGAAATTCTTTGACCAAGCCATTAGTGGCAACTGGAGTTACAATCCAACACACTTTGAGAACAACGAAGTTCCTATGAGTGTAATGATGCAAGACTTGTTAAATACCTATAAGTATGGTTGGAAAACTAGTTACTACCAGAATACATACGATTATAAAACAGACGACGACGAACCGGCACACTCTTTAGGTTGGCATGATAATGTTGCAGAAACAAAGCCTGCTACATTACAAATCGGTGATGAAGAAGAGTGCGAGGCATGCAATATATAGTTGACATAGGGCAACAATGGTGTTACACTATACAACAAGCTAAGGAAAGAGAGACATGGCAAAAACAGTTTTTAACAGAGAGAAAGTAGACTTCACAAAACAGAATATGTTTTTTGGAGCAGATCAAAACACACAACGTTACGATACGTTTAAGTTTCCTGTGTTTGATAAACTTAACCAAACTATGCTTGGTTATTTTTGGCGGCCTGAAGAAGTAAGTCTACAAAAGGATAGAGCTGACTTTGCCAACTTCCGCCCAGAGCAGAAGCACATCTTTACAGCAAATTTAAAGTATCAAACACTACTAGACAGTGTCCAAGGACGTGGTCCATGCCTAGCATTTTTGCCGCATGTTTCACTTCCTGAACTAGAAGGATGTATTGTTACTTGGGACTTCTTTGAAACAATTCATTCACGTAGCTATACACACATTATGAAAAATGTGTATGCTGATCCTGCAGAAGTGTTTGACACTATTTTAGATGACGAAAAGATAATTGCTCGTGCAACAAGTGTTACTAAACATTACGATGCGTTTACAGAAGCGGCAGATGCCTACACTCATCGCAATGAAGGTAGCATGAGAGACGTTAAGAAGAAACTGTACCTTGCAATGCAAACTGTAAATATTTTAGAAGGCCTGCGCTTTTACGTGTCATTTGCTTGCACCTTTGGCTTTGGAGAACTAAAGCTAATGGAAGGTAGTGCTAAGATTATTAGTCTTATCGCTAGGGATGAAGCACAGCATTTGGCACTAAGCACACACATTCTTAAACTTTGGGCACAAGGCAAAGATGATCCAGAGATGGCAAAAATTGCAAAAGAGTGTGAACAAGAAGTTTATGATCTATGGCGTGAGTGTGTTGCTGAAGAAAAGGATTGGGCAGAGTATCTGTTCAAAGATGGATCAATGATCGGTCTAAACACGCAATTATTGCATAGGTATGTAGAATATATTGCTAACCGCAGACTTAAAGCACTTGGTATGCAAGCAATATTTGATCAACCTGTAAACACCAATCCGTTGCCATGGACACAACATTGGCTATCTAGCTCAGGCTTGCAAGTTGCACCGCAAGAGACAGAGGTTGAAAGTTATATCATTGGCGGCATTAAACAAGATGTAAACAACGACTCATTGAAAGGATTTAGTTTATGATCGAAATTTGGGGAAAGCCTGCATGTCCAAGTTGCATGAAGGCAAAAGCACTATGTGAATCAAGACAATACAAATATGAATACAAAGAACTAGGCAAAGACTTTACTAGAGAAGAAGTATTTGAAACATTTCCAACTGCAAGGACTTTCCCACAAATTATTGTTGGTGGGAATAAGGTGGGCGGATACGAACAAATGGTTGACTACATCGAAAATACTAACTATACTGGAACAGGATACACAATTTAATGTTGATTGAAACTCCATACAAAGCAGGAGATACTGTATCTCTAAAACTAAGTTCAGGGGAAGAAATTGTAGCTCGACTTGAATCCGAAGACGATAATTACTACACATTAAGAAAACCTATGGTGCTTATAGCACAAGAAAACGGTTTAGGTTTAGCCCCATTCATGTTTAGTGTAAGTCCTGAAAACAAGTTTATGATGCGGACTTCGTCAGTATCTTGTGTGTCAAAGACACAAAATGAAATCAGCAAACAATATGTTGCAACAACCTCGGGTATTTCAATACAGTGAGTGTAGCTATCCACAGAGACACTGACGGACGAGCTTGTGGTGCAAAAACTACTGTCACAGGACAGTCGAATGTATTTGCAAATAACTTGTTAGTATCTGTTGATGGAGATCCAAACACCCACGGTGGCGGCGAACTTAGTGCCGCAAATAACAAGGTTTATATTAATAACAAACTTGTGGTCAATGATACTCCAGAAAATGCTGCACCTGATAATTTGTGTGCGCCATTAGGTGGTGCTCATTGTGCACCGGTGACAGCAGGTGGTAGTTCTAACGTATTTGTAGGCGATTAAAAGGTTGACTTTGCTAATCTTTTATCATATAATATAACTTAAATAGGAGAATAACATGACGTTACACGACGAAATTGTACAAGCGTACAACAATTACCTTGCAGAAGCAGAAACATTTGAAGAAAAGAATGTAAAAGCTGCCGCCGCAAGAGCAAGAAAAGCACTAGGTGACTTAGGAAAATTAACTAAATCTCGTAGAGCAGAAATACAAGAAAAGAAAAATTCCATGTAATGTGGGAGTTGTGGTGCAAGGCCATTGGCCACAAAGCATACAACAATGATAAAAAAGCAGACAGGGTAGCGATGATAAGGACTGTTTGGATTGTCCTACACATCCTAACCTGTCTTGCTATTATTCTAAACGCTATTCAAAATCACGGATTAGGTTTAATCTTTATCAACTAAATAATAAAGTACGCAGATAATAAGGAGTACTTTATGATTTGGATGGATTACACTATTGAACAATTTGGCGACAACTTTACTGTTAAAGGAGATTGGCCAGGCGAAGTAATGGGATTAAGAAAAGATGGCTCATACAAAGGTAGCCATCTCTATAAGCCTGGTGATGTCTTTGTAGTACAACCAAACGGCATTCTTAAAAAGACAGACGACCTATATGCACTAATGATGAAATACGAACAAAGTAAATTAAATGCAGAAAATGGTTGACAAAACAGTAAGTCTATAGTATAAATATACTACAATGTTGAAGCAAACTCAACGCTAAACAGGACCCGGGGGCGGTACCCGGCGGCTCCACCATAAACACTTGATGATGAGATTAAGGTAGTCTTGTGTTTTTCGAGTGTTTATGATGGGGCCGAACTAGGATCGACTGGTAGTTAATAGGCGAGTGGAGTTGTCCGGCGCAAGCTCGGTTAACGCAAGATAAACTACAGACGCAAACGATAATTTTGCACCTGAAGCGTTCACATCTTTAGACATGTCTATGGATACTGAACTACTTGCAGCCTAGGCTGTAAACTTCGCGGTATGGTTCCACCGGGCAACAGGACGGGCCACTTAATTCACTTTGTAGTTTACTACAAAATTTTTTATATAAATAAAGATACGCTTGAGGACAAACCTCTGGCGTTTTTTTATATCGATATAAAAATAAAATAATAAGGAAAACAATCAAAATGACTAAAACACTACTCGTAATTGCCGCCACGGCAATTCTAAGCACTTCTGCTATGGCACAAGACTTAGGATCAAATTTAGCACTTAACACAGAGCTAAAAGCATTTCATAAAGTTGATGCGGAAACAAACCACATTACTATTGAACCAGAAGTACGTTGGACACCTGGTGCAGGTCCATTAAGCATCTGGGCAGAAACTCCAATCACTGTGTATGAAACAGATCATGCATCAGGTGACGATGTTGCACTAATTAATGTACTAGAAGATGGATCATATCCTATAGTAGAATTAGGCTTTGACTATGCTATTAATACAACATCAGTTGTATACGGCGAAACAACATATGACTTCAACGGCGATGACGACCGTGGAGAAATTGAAGTTGGAGTAAAAATTAACTTCTAAATATTTTAATTAATTTATTAAAATTAACTGGGTCGCTTTAGCGGCCCTTTTTTTTGATCAAAGTACAATAAATACACAGATAATAGGAGAAGTCTAAATGGCCGAAAAAGAAGATAACACAGGTAAGTTAGAAGTTGCAGTGCGTATATTAGGAAACGAATTAGTTGCACTAAAAATGGTAGTGGATGATTTTAAAATGAAATGGTTAGTTTATGGTGTTATTACTATTGTAGCACTAGGTTGGGCCGCAAGCAGTTTTGGGCCTGCGTTGTTTGAGATGGTCGGAACAAGTGACTAATGAAGGAACGTCTCCGCAAATGGTTTAATGTTGACAACATTATAGATGCGTCAGTAG